GCGCCGTCTTCTTCGCGCGCTTCGCCGGGGGCTCCTCGCCCTCGAAGTGCTTGATCTTCTGCGCGGCGAAGATCGCGCGCAGCGTCGCAGCGTCGCGCTCGCTCACATCTGCGAAGACCCATCCCGCGCGTCCGCCCCACGCGATCTCGTCGGAGTCGACGTCGGGCTGCGCGAGCGTGTCGCGCGTGTCGTTGGGCAGCGCATCCCACACGCCCTCGGCGATCCACACGCGCACCTTCGCCTCTGCCGCGATCGTCGGCAGCTTCGCGCACTCCCAGAGGTCCGCCGCATCGAGCGTGATCTCCGCGCGATCGACCACGACGCATCGCGTCCCGAGGTCGAGCCGCACGATCTCGCCCTCGGCGCCGTGATCCGTCGCGCGCGTGATCTCGCCCACCTCCCACGTCGCGCGGTCGGGCGCGAAGACCAGGTCGCCCACGCGCATGATGCGGAACCCGGGCGCCATCGGATCCACCGCGAGCGGCGGCACCGCAGGCAGCTCGGGACGCGGCGCGAGCTCGTCGAGCGTCCGCTGCTCTCGCCCTGGCAGCGCGGGCGCGTACACCGCGGCGAGCGCCGAGACCGTGAGCAGCGGACGCCCGCGGCTGTCTCGGACGACGATCGTCCGCGTGCCAGACCCGGGCGCCGCCACCACGTCGCACGCGTGCGGGTGCTCCGGGAGCGCCTTCAGCGCGGTGCGCAGGGCGCGGATGATGTCGCGGTGCGAGAGCATCTCAGCCGCCCCCGATGGGCCGCATGGGCATGATCACCGCGCGGTCGGTGTCGGGCACCGGGGCGCCGTCCGCACCAATGATCGACGGCACCACCATGAGCGGATCGAGCTCGCCCGTCAGCCGGATCTCCACCGACTCGCACGAGAGCGCCGAGAGCGACTGCGCGAGCTGCAGACCGGGCACCTCGATGATCGCAGGGAGGTCGCCGTCGCAGAGCGCGTCGACGGCGTCGGTCACGAGCGCTTCGGCCTCGCCGCGCGTCTCGATCGCGAGCGAGGTCTCCGTCGGACGGAGCCGCACGCCGGACTCTCCGCCGCCGATCGCGCACGCGCGCACCGCATCGATGAGCGGCTGGCGCGCGACCGTGATGGTCCCGGCCCACGACTGCGGCACCACCTGCTCATACGAAGGATAGGCCGCGTCGACGGACTTCGTCGTCCACTCGCTCCCATCGGGGAGCGTGAGCCCGATCGGGTCGGACGCGCGGCCGATCATGAGCGTCGCGTTGCCCTCGGCGTCGAGGTACGCACGCACCCGATCGAGGAACGCGCGCGGCACGATCACGCCGCTGAAGGTCTTGCCGTGCGCGGGGATGGCGCGCTCCGCGATGGCCAGGCGCCTCCCGTCGGTGGCGACGGCGCGAATCATCGTCGGGCGCACGTCGAGGTACGTCCCCGACAGGTGCGGCCGCGCGTCGTCGGCCATCATCGCGTGCGCCACGACCGCGAGCACGTCACGCAGGGTCGCGCAGGGGAGCGTCAGGGGCGCGCCGCGGGATTCCGAGGCCGTGAGGATCGCCGGGAAGTCCTGCGACGACACGCCGCCGATCGCACTGGCGGTGCGGGCGCCCGCGGACTTGAGCGAGACGCGGAGCGAGGTCGGGTCGACGGAGACCGACAGGTCGCCGCGCGGCATCGAGGCGACAATCGTCGCGAAGAAAGCCGCGGGAACACACACGTCGCCGGGCTTGGATGCGACACACGGGCGCGAGCTGCGGTACGAGATGACGAGGTCGGTCGCCGAGGCCGTGAGCGTGTCGGGCGTCCACGCGAGCCGCACGTAGGTGATGATCGGCATGTGGCCGCCCTTCGCGACCGTGCGGGCCGCGTCGACGATCTCGCGCAGGGCGTCGCGGTCGACGGTGAAGTCCACGGCGGCGGAGGGCCTGACGGCGGGCTTGGCGGCGAGCTTGGGAGGCGCGGGAGCCTTTGCGGTTGCCATCACGCCACCGCCTTGCGCGAGCGCTTCGCCGGTGCGGCGGTCGGCGCCGGGGTCGCGGCGGGCTGCGGAAGCGCGGGCTGCGCGGCGGCTTCCAACTGGCGAACCTTGGTGTTCAGCTTCGCCGCCTCGTCGTAGACCTCTTCGAGGCGCTCCTCGACACGCCTGAGCTCATCTTCGGCGCGCCTCTTTTCGATCTCCGCTTCCTCGCGAGCGCTATCGGCGTCTTCGAGGTCGAGAACGAGCTGCGGGTGTTCGTCGGCGCGCTCGAAGGTCTCTTCGATGCTCGCCTGACGACCCGCGGACACGAACGCGTGGCCCTCGATCCCGAGCGCTTTGATCACGGCGGGGATTTCTTCGGCGGTGTCCGCGATGCCGAGCACCCGCATGGGCGCGTGTCGGAAGTCTTCGATGGTGTACATGGTCCGGCGTCTCCTATGTCTCTCGTGTGCGTGTCTCTTGAGCAGCCGCTCACGTGGCGGCGTCGGTCTTCTTCGTGCGAGCGCGCTTCGGGGCGGCGGTGCGGACCGGCGCGGCCTCGGCGGGCTCTGCGGCTGGCTCCGAGCTCGGCGCCGTCATTGCTGCATCGAGGTCGAAGAGCGTCCGCACGTCGCGCTTCCGATCGAGCGCGAGCAGGTAGCGAACGCTCTCGTCGAAGTACACCGGAGAGAGCTCGGTGCCGTACCCGCGGCGCCCGTGCTTGACGGCCTGGTGCGCGACGGTGCCGAGCCCTGAGAACGGATCCGCGACCTCTTCGCCGGGCATCGAGAACCGCATGATGAGGCGGTCCGCGATGTCGAATTGCATCGGACAGAGGTGTTGCACGCGATCCTGCGCGGCTTGGAGCGTGTTGAGCGTTCGCATCCGTGCGACGTCCGTCCACACGTCCGGGTTGTGCGACTGCGGCTGGAGCAGCATGAAGCCCGGCGGGAGCATCCCCTTCGCAGCGAGCGCATCGCAGAGCGCGACGTGCGCCTCGTAGTCGTAGACGCTCTCCTGAGACCAGCGCCTGAACATCTGGAACACCTGCGCGGCGTCGAGGCCGTCGAAGTCCGCAGGCGTCAGGAGTCGGTTGCCCGAAGATCGCCAGAATGCGTGCGCGTCGGTCTGCCAGCGGCCCCGCGTGTAGGCGTCTTTCGACTTCACCACCGGCTCATCCGCCGAGGCGCTCTCATTCGACGTCGGCGGCTTCCTGAAGAGGAGCACGTATTCAGGCATCCCCACGCCCTGCTTCGTGCCGTCTTTGCATTGCTCCGTCCATCCGAGTCGGTAGGTCTGCGCGTTCTCGCGCACGACGTCGGTGACGACGGTGATCATGCCCATGTAGGCGAATCCGTGCCGCGTGTAGTGCTCGACAGCGTCGCAGTGGAAGGGATAGACGGTCTGGAATCCGAGGCCCGTCATGCCGCCCGGCACGATGCGGTCTTTGACGTGAATCGCCGCGACGCGACCCGGCTTGAGCGCGCGAAAGAGCGAGGGCGTGAGGTAGCCCATGTGCTCCCAGAAGTGCGCGTTCGTGTCGGAGTGCCCGAGGTCTCGGTACGAGTCCGAATACTTGTACTGAGTCGAGAACGGGATACTCGTGACAATCAGCCCGACGCTGCTCTCAGGCTTCGCGCGCCACTCGTCGATCGCGTCGTTGTTGACCAGCGTCCAACCGTCACCAGAGCGCTCGCGACGCTCGCAGGTCAGCTTGTCTTGCAGCACCGACATGGAACCCGTGCGGGCGAGTCCGTACTCGCGCACGATCGCCGTCATCTGCTCGACGAGCGTGCGGTGCACACCCCACTTCTCTTCGAGCACGCGGCGGATCTCGCGCTGCGCCTCGGTGTAGATGATGTCGATGACGACCGCGCCGGTCTGGAGGAATCGGTAGACGCGGTGCACCGCCTGGATGAAGTCGTTGAACTTGTAGCCGACTCCGAGGAAGATCACGCGGCGGCAGTGGCGTTGGAAGTTGCAGCCGCTCCCGAGCATCACGGGCTTGGCCGCGAGGAGCCGAATGCGACCATCGGAGAAGCGCACGATGATGTCCTCGCGCGCGTCGATGTCCTGCGAGCCATAGACGCTCTGCACCTCGGGAAGCGCGCGCTCGATCGCCTCGCGCTCCGCCTCGAGGTCGTGCCACAGCACGAAGTGCTCCTCGGGCTCCGCGGCGACGATCTCAGCCAGCTTCGCGACGCGATCCGAGAGGCTCATCCGGGCCTCGCGCGCGGCGTCCGAGACACCCGCGGCGGCGTCGGCGAACATCTTCATCTGCGAGCTCTTCGAGCCGATCGCGGGCTTCTCGGCGCCAGCGCGCGCGAGATGATCGGTCGGCAGCTCGTGCCAGCGGACTTCGAGCGGAGGAAGCACGTAGCCCGCGTCGTCGTACTCCGGGAGGATGTCCGAAGGCTTCGTCACGAACACGGCCCACGAGCTGACCCAGAGCCAGAACTCTCGCTCCTTGTGAGGATGGATCGTGAGCGCGTCGGCGTGCTCGGAGTCGCGCTCGAAGAACCTGGTCTTCGCGGTCGAGACGTCCATCACATCGAGGAAGGCGCTGTAGGCGAGAAGCTCGATGAACTCGTTAGGGCTCGGCGTGGCCGTCGCGACGAAGCGATAGCGCACCGACTCGCCCTTGATGCGCATCGCCATGTCTCGCCGGTCGTCACCGGCGAAGAGCGCCATGAACTCTCGGAACGTCTTCGTCCCGCCGAAGCCGCGCAGACACGAGGCCTCGTCGAGCGAAGCGCCGTGGAACGCGCGCGGGTCGAGCTTGCCGTCGCGCACGGGCTCGTAGTTCGTCAGGTAGATGCCGGTCTCGTCGGCCTCTTCGATGCGACGGATGAAGCGCACCGTGACGCCCATCGCCTCGCCGTCTCGGATGAACTCTTGCCGCACGCCGAGGGGCGCCACGATGAGGAATCGTCCGCCCGTGTGCGCACAGACCTGACGCGCGAGCTCGATCTGCATACGCGTCTTGCCGAGTCCGAAGGCCGCGAAGATCGCCGCGCGTCCCTTGCGGATCGCCCATGCGACAATGTCGCGCTGAAACGGGAAGAGGCTCTCCGAGAGCGGAAGCGGCGGCTCGAATCCCGCGTCGGGCGCTTCGGCTTTCTTGGCGTGAATGAAGGTCTCGTAGTCCATGATCTCTCCCGCGTGCTCTCTCGTGTCCCCTGTGATTCCGGCGCTGGTGAAGCTCCTCGGACGCTCGCCCGAGGCGCCTCACGAGGGCCGGAGCCCTCTCGATGCGTGTGAGGTCAGGTCAGAACGGAATGTCGTCGTCCGCGCCGAACTCCTGCGAGCCGCTCGGCGGGAGCCTCGGCGGCGGCTGACGCTGCGAGGACGCCTGACGCGCCGGGGGAGCCGCGGTCCTCGGCGCGGCGTTCGCGTTCGCAGCACGCTGCGCGGGCGACTGCTGCGACTGCTGACCCGTGCGAGCTGCGGCGGGCTGCGTCGTCGCCGGGCGCGAGCCCGAGGACTGCGCGCGCGCCGCCAGCGCACGAGACCTGGCGTTGAGCTTCGCGAGGAACCCGTTGAGCTCGGTCGCGGCGGGCGGCGCGAACGTGCGCAGCTCGCGCGGGGCGCGGGGCGCGTTGATGAACTGCACCTTCGAGTAGCCCCTCTCGTTGATCGTGGTCACGAGCGAGACCTCGCCCGCGTCGAGACCATCGAGCTCGGCGGTCAGGTCGCCGCTGAGTCCCATTGCGCGAAGGGCCTCCATGCTGCGACTGAGCGCGGTGCGTCCCTTCGCGTCAGGCTTCGACTCGTCGAGGTAGAGCGTGCCGTCGATCTGCCAGCCGGGGCGCCCGTCAGAGAGCGCGAACATGATCTTGATGCAGGGGTTGCCGTCGCGGTCCGTGTCCCATGCCCACGAGACCGCGCGAGCGGTGTACGTGCCGGGCGGGAGCGTCTCGTGCGAAGCGGGGGTGGTCTCGTCGTAGTGCGTTTCCATGAGCATTCTCCGGTGTCGTGTGCGGTGAATCAGGCGTTGTCGGTGGCGGGAGTGCTCGCGGGCGTGTGCTCCGCGATGCGCGTGAAGATCGTGTTGAGGATCATCGAGAGGCGCGCGGGGTCGCCCGCGGCATCGACGTGCGCGCGGGCCTTCTGCGCGATCTCCGGGGCGAGCGCGTCGAGGCGCGAGAGGGCTTCGTTCGCCTCGGCGTGGAGCTTCGCCATGAGCTCACCGGCGCCGCGCTGGGTGCCCGCGAAGAACTCATCCCACGAGAGCGGCATCTCGGGCGGCAGACCGTGCCGCGACTTCGCGTCGAAGGCCGCGCGTCGCTCCGTGTAGAGCACGCGCTCCGAGCCGTATCCGCGGCCTCGCGTGCCCTTCGGGTCGACCTTGCTGGAGTGCGTGCGGAAGCTGCCGTAGCAGAGTTCGTCGCACCACTCCGTCAGGATCCCCGCTGCGCCCTTGTGGAGCTTGAGCGCGAAGCGATCATAGTCGTCGCCCTCGGGGTTCTTGTAGGTCGCGACGATACTGTGCGCGATGACGACGATGTGCATCCGCTTCGCGCGTCGAAGTCCCTCGATCGCTGCGAGGAGCTTGCGCCACTCCTCGAGCGCAGCGACGTACCCCTTGCCGAAGCCGAACGCCTCGATATCGGGCTTGCGTGCGCTCTGGCAGACGTGCGCCCAGCAGAGCGGCTCCATCCAGTCCGCCGAGTCGATCACCAGCGTGCCGAAGTCGTGCGCCTCCGTGGCGAGCGTGCGAATCGCGTCGAGCGCATCGCCCCAGGTCTCAGGCTGCGGGAAGCGGGCGACGTCGAGGAGCGCGGAGCCATCCTCGGCGCCGAGGAAGATCGGCTTCGGGGCCTGCGCGCCGAAGGTGCTCTTTCCGACGCCGCCGGGGCCGTAGATGACCACGCGGAGCGGCTGCGGGCTAACGCCGCGCGTGACAGCGGCGAGGGTCATGCGGGGTGTGCGCGGGGCGGAGGGTGCGTTCGTGCGTTGTCCGTTGGACGGGTTGGGCGTGTGCGTTGTGTTCGGTGCGGTCATGGTCGTTCTCCGGTGTGCGGTCAGGTCGTGTGCGTTGTGCGTTCAGGTCTGCGGTGAAAGCTCGGGATGCACCGTCGGGAGCCGCCGGAAGCGCGTCTCATCGCGCGCGCTCGCCGTCCCCTCGCAGATGTCGAGGAAATCGCAGCGATGCCCCGTGCCGAAACACGACGCGGGCGACTGCGGCACGGCGCGCACGTCTCTAGCGACGCGAGCGGCGCGGCGCGTCTCTTCAATCGACCTCACGGCGTGCCAGAGCGCCCACTGGTGAGCCTCGCGCTCGGCGTCGCTGCGGACGATCTCGGCGTGCACGAGATATCGGTCCCGATCGGCCGCGATGGTGTCGATCAGCCGCTTCTCGTACTCGACGGCGGTTTCATCCGAGAGGCGAGTCCCGGCGTACAGCGCGCCGTCTTTCTTCGTGCGGCGCTTCTCTTCTGGCGTCGCGAGAAGCGGCTTGATCGACGGCTTGCAGAGCACGTCATAGACGCACACGTCCGCCTCGTATCCGAGCGCGCGCACGCCCTCGAAGTACGTCGAGACCTGCGGGTCGAGCGTGAGCTTGCGTCGATAGTCCGACCCGACCGCAGCGTCACCCGATCGGGTCTTGTGCTCGATGATGGCGACGCGCCCATCGTTCAGCCGCACGAGCGCGTCGAGCTTCCCCGCGATGCGCCAGGTCGCCGACGGTGCTCCCGTCACGGGATGCGTGAGCGGCGCCTCGAAGGGCAGCTCCACGCCGATGACCTCGACGGTCGCCGCCCACTCCGACCACGCGGCGTCATAGCCCGTGACGAGGGCGCGAATCATCGCGAGCGTGAAGGGATCGTCGAATGGGAACGCGTCCTCGGCGGACCGGAACGCAGACGGGAGCGCGTACTGCGGCGCGCCTTCCTTGTGAGCGACCCACCACGCCTCGAGGCCCGCGTGCACGGCCGTCCCGAGGGCGCGCGCGCCGGTCTCAGGAGCCGTCGGCGTGAGGCCGACCTCGTAGCGGTAGTGATGCGCGCGCGGGCACGACTGATAAAGCCGCAGGCGCGAGCTGGTGAGCAGGTGAACCGCGCGAGCCGAGCTGCATCCATCGCCCGAGACGGCGCCGGTTGTCGCGTGAGGGAGGGACACGCGCGACAGACCCTGCATGTGGTTTCCGGCGCCCTCTCGGGCGATGGTGTTCTCGTGGTTCACAGCGTCTCTCCAGACACATCCGCAGGTGCCATCGCCGGGTCCGTCGTGATCTCGACAGAGACCGCGACGCCCTGGCCGCCCATGCGCGCGTCACCCTCGGCGGCGTCTGCTACAGAGCGCGCGTACTCGCGAGCCTCCATCGCGTGACCAACACGCACGGAGCGGCGCGCGATGCAGCGAAGACGGATGTGCGTCTCGGTATCCCTCACAGCGCCCTGCCGATCATCGGAACCCACACGAGGCGGCCGTCGACGACACGACCGACTGCGGCAGGGCCACCGTACGCGTCCATCATCCAGTGATCGTCGACGCCGTCAGCGTCGGCCGCGTGCGTCTCACGGAGAGCGTCCGCGCGACGGTCGAGCTCGGCGGCGAGCTCGGGATCGGCCCACGGGTCGGTGCCGTCGTCGAAGTCGATCAGGCCGTCCGCGTGGAGCGCGTCGATGGTGAGCGCGCCCGTGATCGGAGCGCCCGGCAGAAGTCGGAGCGTCACAGCGCGCCGCCCTTCGCAGCGTTGAGCTCCGCGATGACAGCGTCCATCGCGGCGGACTCGTCGACGAACCAGAGCGCAGCGCGGGCCGCGGCGGCGTCGTCGCCCGAGGCGAGCGCCGTGGCGAGACCGCGCGCGGCGGCCTCGTGGTAGGTCGACTCCCACGACCACTTGCGAGACCAGAACGTCGCGAGGCGCCACGCGGTCGTGAGCCGGTCGCCGTCGCAGCGCACCTTGAGCTCGACGAGGGCATCGAGCACGACGCCCGTGGGGCGCCATTCTGCGGGCGTGGTGGGCAGACCGAGCGCGCGGGAGATGTCGGCGACCGAAGGCGAGCGAGGGGCGTTCATCACGCCACCGCCTTGCGCGCCCACACGAGTGCGGTTCCGCCGAGGACGCTTGACGCCTCCGACCAGACGGAGCAGCCGAGGCATTCGCACGAGGTCGCGTGATCCTCGCGAGCGTCGGCTGCCTCGACGATCAGCTCCGCGCAGCTGAGGCAGAGACGGTCATCGCCCTCGACGATCTCGCGGCACCCTGCGGCGCAGCGGCGGGTGTCGGTGGGAAGCTCAGGGCGGGCGTAGGAGGGGTCGGACGAGATGGACGGCGACACGGATCACTCCGTCGCGCGCCCCGGGAGAGTCTGTCGGTGCGGCGACGGGTGATAGGTAGCGGTTTGCTACCCCTGCGTCAAGATGCTTGTGATTCCTTTTGCTACCCCCTGTGTTTTTCAGAGTCAGAGGATACTCGCACGGGGGTAGCCGGAGGGTCGATGCCCACGGACGC